ATCGCTTCTATAGTCTATAATGCTTCCGGAACCTTCCCCATACCTCTCAAACTCATCCGAGGTTTCGAGTATAACGCTTCTACCGTCTATGGAGACTGTGGGTCTGTGCTCTTGCAGTACAATACCCGCGTCCCTCAGAAGATACTCGGAATCCATGTTGCAGGCAACCCTGGCTGCAACAAAGGCTACGCTGAACTCGTAACCTTCGAGTGTCTGAAAGACGCTCGAGAAAAACTCAAATATGACGTTGTTTCTTTTCTATCTGACGAAATTGTAGCCCAATGTAATCAGTGTGAAGAAGAAGCAAGATTCGAATTCCCAGAAGGACACTTCTCCTATCTAGGAACAATGCCCGCCAATCAATGTGCATTTAACCCATCCCGAACCTCAATCCGCAAATCCGTAATCCACGAAAAGATTTTCCCCGCCGAAACTCATCCGCCCCATCTCACTCCCGACAACTTCCCGAAACAGATCATCAAATACGGTAGTCCTATGTTACCATTCCGCCGTGACATTCTTAAACAATGCATGGAAGCTATATGTGATGAAATTTACACCAAGACCCCATTAGTCACCGGTGTGATTACAGAACATGAAGCTATAAATGGAAATATACACTACAAATTCTTCGACCGAATGAATATGTCGTCCTCACCAGGATACCCATACTGCACTCGCTCCAAAGGATCTGGTAAACACTGGCTTTTTGAGAAATCAGAAACCGGTGATTATTCGATCTCCGACCCCGACCTCCGCCTCGCTCTCGACCAACGACTAGATGACGCTAAACACGGAATACGAGTAAACTCCATCGCTTTGGACTGTCAGAAAGATGAAAGACTTGGCCCCGGTAAACTTCCTAGGGTGTTCACCATACTCCCTATCGATTACACTATCGCAATGCGCAAGTACTTCATGGCTTTCTCCACTTACTTCTATTCCCAACATCTAGAAACCTTCTCCGCCATCGGCATGGACCCGTTTTCCACTCAGTTTACTGACATGGTTAACAAACTCCTTGCCGTTTCCGAAACTGGCTTTGGTGGCGACTACAAATGGTATGATGGAAAACTCCATCCTGATATCCTTGAAGCTACTGGCTTCGTTATGGAAGAATTTTACAACAGATTCGACCCCGAAGCCACTGCTGAGGATACCCGCACGCGCAAAGTTTTGGTCAACGAATTGATACATACTGTGATTTTATGTCAAAACGTTCTCTATGCTACGCACGGTGGAAATCCTTCTGGACAACAACTTACCTCAATAGTCAACACTATAGCCAACCGCCTGATGCTCATGTACTGCTGGATCATACTAGCACCTGATGAGCACAAGTCCCTTACCTACTATCGTAAGTGGGTTCGCGACTTCATCTATGGCGACGATAACATCCTCGCTGTAGACCCTCAAGCACAAACATTCTTCAACGCAAAGATTGTCTCCGACCTCCTCGGCCAATTGGGCATCACTTATACTGATGCTGCCAAAACAGGTGTGATAACTCCTATCCAGCCCATTAGAGAATTAACATTCTTAAAATGTGGCATAAGACAGGAGGGTATCATTTTCAAGCCCCTGCTCGCCGAGCGCTCGATCCGTGAAGCCACGAATTGGATCACCGATTCTGGCAACCCCCTCGAACAGACAGTATCAAATTGTAATGAAGCTTTGCGTTTCGCCTACTTCTATGGAAAAGAATACTTTGATAATCTTCGTGAAAAGATTAGAAAAGCTCTCCTTGAAGTTGACGATAAGGTTTATCTCAATGATTGGTACTACTATGAGTGCGCTTTCCGACAGGAAACCGTAGCTCAGGGAGACGAAGTCTCCGACCAGGCTTCTGCGAAAGTAGGATCCGTAGAAACAGAACAGCCTGCCGTCCAGTTTATCGAACAAACTGGACAAGAATGCGACGTATGTTACAAGACTACCGACTTCCATCCTACCGGAGCCGGTTCTGAATCGCCGTGGAGCCTCGACTCTTTAATGTCTAAGCCCACTCGCGCAGGTACATACGCCTTCACCACCGCCCTAACTGAGGGCGCTGTTATAGCATCATACGAATTTCCCAACTGGTTCACAAAGAATTCAGTCACCGCCAACGTATTTGACTCGTTCAACTACTGGAAGGGTCGCCCACGCATACGCATAGAACTCAATGGAACTCGTTTCCATCAAGGACTTCTTGTTGCGTGGTGGATGCCTATGTTAGGAAATACCGACGCCGTCAAACAAGTTACCAACTACGGTCGTATTACTAGCCTCCAACACACGTTCCTTGACGCTTCAAAGAACTCTGTTGTCGAGCTTGACGTTCCGTGGTTTTACTATCAAGACTACTG